CCAACATGTTCTTCATTGGAGGGTTCTCGCTAGGCTATTGGCTCGCGCTTGCTGCGCTCGCGGCCGACAGGATCGACAGCATCATTTCCGGCCTGAAAATCCCGGGGGTACTTTCACCCGCCTCGGCCAGCTTCGAGAGCAAGACCTTCAGAAAAGGTTGAGGCGGCGGTCGATGACCTTCGCCCCAGTTCCCGGCATGAAGATACAGGCGGTCGCCGTACGAACACGATTCAAAAGTGGCGGGCAGCGAGTACCCTTGTGCGGACAGGAACGGGGCCAGGTGGTGGCCGATATGCCAGTCGCCTGAGTTCTGCAGGTACAGCACATGGCTGCTGTAGCCTTGCCCGTATAGCCTGGCTACGTTCGTCTCGATCTTGGACGGCAGCTGCTTATGATCTTCAAGGTCGAAGGCCGCGCGGGCATATGCGCCTACCCACTCGGGAACATACCGCATGATGTCCGTTTGGGGGTTCCAGACAACTGCAATCGAATCCCTGATAAACCGAGAATAGTAAAGGCTTGCGAACCCGCCTCCCGACCCACCGACGAAGATAACCCGGCTCGGTTTGGCGAGCGTGATGATCGAATTCAAAGCGAGAGTCAATAGCGCCTGAGTGTTGAATTTCGAGCAGCCCCCGTACCAGCCGAGTGTTAGCGTTTCATCGCGATAGAGCACCGGATCGCTGATATAGACCCGGCTTACATTTCCCTCCGGGGCGATGCCAAAGCCTGAGAATATTGGCAGCTTGATCTCGGGTGCGCGCTTCGACGCGGCCCCGTTTAAAAATACGATTAGCGGCGCACCGGGAATCAAATCCTCGTAGATGTCGATTGGAATGCCATTCTCAACAGATGTGTGAATTCCCTTTTTGCGCTTCGGTGTCATCGCATAGTCTTTCACTCCGTGATAGTAGAAGGCTTCAGCGCCCCACCGCTCAAGCGAGCGGACGCCACTATATTCTGAGTTTATGAACGTTTCCATCCGGACGCGTGAGACGCAATAAATTCGACGGGTTGTACTATAGCAAATATTACTTCATACCTTTCCGCTTCATCGCATCAAGCAGGATGTCCTGCACTTCGCGCTTGCTCTCCCGCCGCAGCATCACGTCCTCGTCGATCGTGTCGCGTGCAATTATATGATAAATAAAAACCGGCCTTTTGTACCCGGCCTGAAGTTGGCGCGTCGGGCCGATCCGCTCGATGATCTGCTGGAATTCTTCCAGGTTCCACCAGTGGCCGAAAAACGCGATGATGTTGCCGCCATCCTGCAGGTTCAGTCCGTGGCCGGCGCTGGCAGGATGCGCGAACAGGATCGGGATCTTGCCGGCGTTCCAGTCCCTTATGGTCTGCGGGTTCTGGTCGAGCGTACGGCCGCGCGGGAAAGCGCGAGTAAGCCGAGCCAGATCAGACTTGAAGTGATAAGCCACGAGCACGGGCATGCCAGCAGCTTCCTCGATAATGTCTTCGAGCGCACTGAGTTTCCCATCGTGTACCTCTTTCCAATTGCCCGACTCGTCGACGTACGCCGCGCCGTTGGCAAGCTGTAAGCATTTAATCGTGCGGCTCGCGGCGTTCATCGCCTCGATCTCGTGCTCGCCGATTTCCATAAACATCTTGCGTTCCATGTCCTGATACAGCCGCCGCGCGCCGCTGGGCAGGTCCACGTACACCGGGCGCACGATCGGCTGCTGAAGGTCAAACCAGTCGGCCGCGTCGAGCGATATCGTGCAGTCCTGCAGCGCGGCGTGAATCTGCTCTTGCGCGTGCGCGAGCGGCTTCACCTGCCGATAACCCTGACCGCCCGGCACGGACTGAAACCAGCGCCCCTCAAACGCGGTATAGCTGCGGCCAAGCCGCTGACCGCCGTCGACGAACCACTGCTGGCCCCACAGATCCTTCAGGCCGTTCGGTGCCGGCGTGCCGGTCAGGTTGATCCAGCGCCGCACCTTCGTGTGCGCGACCTGCGCGAGCGCCCGGCCGCGCACGCTGCCGCCCGTGCCCTTCTGGAATTCCTTGCCCTTCTTGCTGGTCTGCGTCGAGATCCGCGTCGACTTCAGCTTCGTCGACTCGTCGGCCACGATCGTGCCGAACGGCCAGGGGCGCGGGTTGTGCTTGAACCAGTCGATTAGCCACGGTAAATTTTCGTAGTTGATCGAGAAGACCGGCGCGTCTTTCCGCAGCCGCATGGCGCGTTCGGCCGCGGTGCCGATCAGCGGCACGACTTCCATACCGCGCAGATGCTCCCACTTCTGGCACTCGTCGGGCCACGTGGATTGCGCAACGCGCAGCGGCGCGATCACGAGCGAAGGCTGGGTCTCGATGCCGAGCGAATACAGCGCGTCGAGATGCGTCATGGTCGAGCTGGTCTTGCCCATGCCCATCCCGGCCCACACGTTGCAGCGCTCGACTTCGGCCTGGTGTTCCAGAATCAACTTCTGGTATTCGAAAGGAACGTAAACTCGGCGGGTCATCAGTCGCCCTTCCGCGCAAGGTATTCCCAAAACGGAACCTTCACGCCGTTGACCTTGAACCCCCACGCCCCGCGAAACTTGCCGGTGACGAACAGGGTCCACACCCCGCCGTCTGACACTTCGGTGATCCGGTGGTATTCGCCGAAGTTCAGCCGGGCAGTGTCGCCGGCCACGCGCCGGATGACAGCGCCGTCTTCGCGCACTTCCCGATACCAGCCGTGCAGGATGAACGTGCGAGCGTTCCACGGATGGTCGTGAAGATCGCGATCCTGGTCCGGTTCCATGATGTGGTGGATCCGCAGACTCAACGGGAACCACGAATGTTTCGTTTTGCGCGAGATACTGTCGTACGGGTTTACCAGCCAGTACCGCTCCATGTACGTGACGCCGTCTTTGACGATGTGCAGGTAGGGCGTACGCACGGATCGGCGGATTAGCCACACCGTAACGGCCGGAATAGCGAGCAGTCGAGCGATCGTTTTCATGTGATTTCCTGTCTAATAAGTGCTCTGCAATTGGCCGCAAACCCGCGTGGTTTGTTGCCCGTTTCTTAGGCATTCGATTAGACAGCAGCGCCGGGTACGCCTTATGCTGTAAGCCTTCGCGCGTCGTTTCACATTCTGATTTGGGATCAGAGGGTCGAAGGTTCGAATCCTTTCGCTCCGACCAACGAATACGGGGCTTTCAGCGGGGTACTCAAACTGCTGTCTAATGCCAAGTCTAACGACTGTCTAATAAATTACTGATTTGTTAGCGCCAGAGCCCGCCGCTAAAGCACCGGACGAAGGCGACGCCGAGCGCGGCGAATGCACACAGCAGAAGTGCTGCCGGTACGCCGACACCGATACCGAGCGTCCATAGCAGCCATGCCGGTATGGTGATTGTCATGCTGCTCTCCCAGGTATGCGCAGCCGAACGTCCGCGACCGGCACGTTACGCTGCTTGATGTAGTCTTCCGTCATTTCCTTCGTGGTGTGCGCGCCGGCAACCTGCAGCGCTTCGATGCTGTAGCCGTCGCGCACGCCGTCGGTCAGCGCCTTCGCGCGGATATCCTTGATCGTGTACCCCAGCTCAAGCAGCTTCGCGCGATCGGCCGCAGCCTTCCACGCCTTGAGCACCGTGTTCGCCGCGTAGCGCGTGCCGCGCTGCGTGTGGATCACCGGCTTGTCACCGATACTCGGCCGTCCGTCGATCGTCTGCACGCGCGCGAGCACGGCTTCGATCTCTGGTGTGATCCTGAAGTCGACGCGCACGCCGCTAGAGTCTTCCGTTTTGGACGGCACGAAGTGGATCACCCCGGCCTTGCGGTCAATGTCCGACCACTTCAGATTGCGGATCTCGGTCGAGCGCTGCGCGGTCAGATAGCACAGGTCGACCATGCACTGCATCATCGGGCCGGTCGGCACTTCGGCGGTGATCTCTTTCCCGCTGCGCTCGTACGTCACTTCGAGCATGGCTGAGCGGATTGCGGCGAAGTGCTCGTCGGTGATATACGTCTGGCGAACCTTCGGCTTCTTGAGCTTCACTTCCTTGCAGGGGTTTGTGTCGCGCTTGTTCTCGTTGATGCACCACTGGAAGAATCCCGACAGGAACGCACGCATCACGCGCTGCATCGGCAGCTTGCCGGCGTACTTGACCTTGAGCCAGTTCGAGATGTGCGAAGGCTTCACGTCCGCGACGTTCACGTTACGAAAGCCCTTGCCGGCGTATGCGCCGTAAGACGGCCACGCCTTCTCGCGGTGTTCGGCCTTGTGCTTGCGCACGTATTCGTCGATCAGCGGGCGCATGTCGCCGGTGCCTTCGGGCCGCTCAACCTTGGCGCGCTCGGCGGCGAGCCGTGTGACCAGCACCGTTTCGCTTTCCTCAAGCGAACAGAGCCGAATCCATTTCCCGGATATCGGCTCCGACCAGTACCACGCGCCGTGCTTCTCGTACACGCGCGGGTATTTAGCTTTTTTGCGGGCGGTCATGGTGCGCGGCGGTTCCATTCGATTGCCGCAGCCAATTTCGACTTATGCCAGCCGAGCGCCCACGGTCCAGTCATCAATTGGAAGTCACAGTTTGGGCAACCGACACCAAAGCAGTCTTCCTCAATTTTCTCGATCTCCGCTTCCCCGCCGCAGAACGGACACGGTTTCAGTTCTTCAGTCATAGCAGAGTTCAACAGGTTGCGAAGCGTTGGCGCCGGCCGTGCCGTTCTTCTTTGCGAGCAGCGCGTCGAACTGCACCCACGTCATCACGAGCTTGCCGTCGGCCGCGCGCGTGACGCTGACACCGAACTGGTCTTTGAACCAGTCGGCCTGCTTGCTGTAGCGGCGCTTGCCGGTGACGCGCACCAGGTCTTCGTCGGACATCAGTCGGGCGTTCATAGCAACCCCATAAGGTGGCCTGCGACCAGCAAGCCAAGGATAACGCAGCCGAGCCCCGTGCGAACGTACAGCACGAACCGATCAGCGTCGAGAATGAGTTCGGTGCTCACGGTTCTACCTTCAACGGGCGACGTTCGTCGGTCAGGCAGCACAGCCAGTCGAGCGAGACATCGAGCGCGCGGGCCAGCGATACGAGCGTCTTGAACGACGGATTGAACCGGCCGTGTTCCAGTTCGCACAGCACGCCGCGCCGTATGCCGGCCTTTTTGGCGAGTTCGAAAGAACGCAGGCCCGCGGCGGATTCCGCGCGCAGCAGGCGCACCGCGAAAGTTTCAGTCATGGTGCAACCTCATTAAAGAAAGCATCAACGGCTTCGAGCGTATCGAGCACGCGCACGTCGGCGCCGATGCGGCGAAGCCGTTGATGTTCTCGCGCCTGATGATCTTCGGCCTTGCCGTTCGGGCGCTTAAGTTCGACGAAGAACACGCGGCCGTACGGCAGGATCAGCAGCCGGTCAGGCGCGCCGCGCCGGCCGATGTACGCCAGCTTGCGCACTTCGCCGCCGCGCGCATTGGCGCAGTCGACGAAGTGCTGCTCTACCTTGCTCTCAAGCATGGCGCTGCAAACTCAGTTCGATGCGCAGCAGCTCGGCGCTGATCGCGTCGGCCTCGCGGCGCAGTTGCGATTCACGGCGCACCGATTCGCGCCGGATCTGGAATACAAAGTCGGTTTCGCGCTTCAGGGTGCGCAGCCTGCGCGTCAGCAGCCAGCGGCGGATTTTGGTTTTCATGTCAGTCTCCCGCGCCTACTTCGATGATGAACAGCACCGGGTTTTGTGCATCCGTATCGCGCGCCACTGCCGCTTCGGCCAGCGGCAGATACATCAAGTGCTTCCAAACGCTGAAATCGGCGCAAAGGATTTTGTAGGTTTTCATGTCAGGTCTCACTCGTTTTGTCAGGCATAACCGTACTTTAGTCTGTTCGGCTTCGCCTGACAAGCCCTTTTTAATCCTTCCGGTACCGATACCCATCGAAGCCGCCCGCCGACAGGGGCAAACCCTCGGCCCAGCTGGGCACCGTAGCCATCAGCGCCGAGAGTCCGTCGGCGGTGAAGTCGTCTGTGTCAGGCGCTTCCGTCAGCAGTTCATCGTGAATCGACAGCAGGATCTCGTAGCCGGCGTTCTCGACGTGCGGCATGTTCTCGAACAGCACGTCGCGCGCAACGGCTTGGCACAGGTTTTCAAACAGCTTCCCGCCGTACGTCTTCACGCGCTGCCATTTCCGCGTGTACTGATTGACGCCCATGTAGCTGATCTGCCCGCTGTCGTCGACGCGCGGCGCGATGTAGCAAAGCTGCCGGCCGCTCGGCATCTGCACGCGCAGCCAGTTGCCGTCACGGCGCAGCACGATGCGTCGCGCGCGCACGGTCTTGCCGGGCGAGCAGATCGCGGAGATCGCCGCATCTTTCAGTTCCGGCCAGTAGCTCGACGTCTGCGGGTGCGCGTTGCGCCAGGCGCGCTTCAGGATGTCGCACGCGATATAGACGTCTTTCTCAAGCCCCAGCGTGCGCTTCTGTTTCGTCGCCCACTCCCACGCGTTGCGCGCCTCGCGCACGACGTCAGGGTCGACGAGATCGAGCGCCGCGAACACCGCCGTGCGGATATCGTTCAGTTCCATCTTGTACGTGAGCGTGAAGGTCACGAACGCGCCGACGCCGCCTTCGTACGCGAGCGCGAGTTCCTGCACCTTGCCGAGCTGGCGCCGGTCTTTCGTCACGTCGTCCACGCTCACGCCGAACGAGCGCGCGTATGCAAGCTTGTACAGGTCGGCACCCGTACCGGCATCGAAGTCCCGGAACGCCTGCAGCTTCCAGTCTTCGCCCGACAACCACGCCGCGACGCGGCCTTCGATGTTGGACAGGTCGGACACGACCAGCTTCTTGCCTTCCGGCACGATGATCGAGCCACGGATAACGTTCGACGTCAGGCCCATGACGTTGCCGAATATCTGGTCGGCGCAGTCAGCCTTGAGCGCTTCTATGCCCATCGCGGTGTAACGCTCGGCATCGCCGTCGGCCAGCTTCTCGACGCCGAGTTCCAGCTTCATCAGATCGACGTTCGGGCGCGGCATGTTGCCCGGCTGCAGCCCGCGGTGCGCGACGCGGCCGGTGCGGTTTGCGCCGCAGAACTGCTGCGTACCGCGCAGGCGCCCGTCGCTCGACACGCTTTTCAGCAGCGTCTTGTACTTCGACGAGCTGGTCATCGTGGCTTCGAGCCGGATAGCCAGCAACTCGCGCAGCGGGTCAGGCAGATCCGGGTCGTTAATGCGACGCTCGAGCGTCGACTTCTTCATGTCCGGCAGTTCGATTTCGTATTCGGCCAGCAGGTACTTCAGCAACTTGTCGCGCTGCGTGGCCTTCTGGACTTCGCCGTCGGTCAACTCAGCGGTGCGTGCGGCGTGTCCTTTCTGTGCGCGGTCGATCGCCTTCACGGCAGCGCGCGCCAGATCCGTGTCGACGCACATGCCGCGCTGGTTGATCCGCACATCAAGGTTAGAAAAGCCAAGTTCCTTTTTGTTGTTCGGATAATTCCACTTGGGCATCTTGTTGTGGATCGCGCGCATCGCCGAGATGTCGCGGCCCGCGTACACGAGGAAGCGCGCCCACTCGGCGGGGTGCGTCAGGCGCGTGTTGCGCCCGCCATCACGTCTCGGTTTGCAGAACAACTGGATCAGCGCGTTACCGTCCTTGCTTTTTGCCTGGTCGAGCGGCACGCCGAGAATCGCGCACAGCAGATCGAGCGCGCCCGGCAGGCTGTGCTCGTATGCCTGCACCATCGTGTCGCGCCACTTCTCGGCCGGCATGCGCTCGCGCAGTTCCGGCATGCCGTGGCCGAGCACGGTGTAGTCGAACATATTTCCGTTCTGCCACCAGTACTCGTCGGCCTCGTCGATCGCGAAGTCGAGTTCGGCAGGCATCGCCAGATCTGCGGTGCGATCCCACGTGCCGACAGGACCGTCGTCGACGGCCCACGTCACGATCATGATCTCGACCGGCTCGGCGTAGATGTGCGTGCCCGACTTCAAAGGCGTCGGCGAGTAGGTTTCAGTGTCGAGCCACAGTTTCACAGCAACTCTTCTGCAGTGTCGGGCTGCGTTGCCGGTGCTTTCTCGGCAGTGAGCGCGCGGCGGAACGATGACGTGTCGGGCACCGGCAGCGGCTTGCGCGACTTCGGGTCGTGGGTCAACGGCATCACGACACCAATGAAACGGTCTGCGCCTATCAAACCGAAAAGCGCCGCGTCAGTGGGGCCGTTGTGCCAGATGCACGCGGTACGCTTCTTGTCGACGATTTTCTGCGCCTTGTCGATGCGGCCGAGCAGATCGCCGGCAAACTGCGCCGCTTCGCCGCTCACCTTCTGCGGGACGGTACGCGTGTAATCGGGAAAGCGTCCGTCGGCGGGATTGAACGTGAAAGCGCGATCGTCATACTGCTGGATACGAAACTGCCCGGCGTCGATCGTGACACGAACCGGAAACTTTGCATCCGGTTTGAGCGCGTCGATCACATCGGTGGGGATAATCAACTCATCGAACGTGACGCCTTCGTTCTGCTGCTCGCGGTCGAACACGCCGACGATCGTGCCGTCGGTCCCGACAATGCGCGTCTCTTTCGCCGTCGCCTGCACGAGCACGCCGTTGAGGTAATAGCGAATGTCCTGCTTCGCAGCGAACACGCGCACGGCTTTAAGTTCGGTTGCGTCGATATAGATCGTCTTCATCACAGCAGCTCCAATTGTTCAAACGGCATATCAGGCCAGGTTCCCCAGCCCTTCTTCGAATTCTCTTTCCAGTGAATCACCCGCATGTTCCAGTGCACGTGCAGGCCGCAGACCAGCTTCCCCGCCAGTGGCACGATGTGATCCACCACGTACAGTTCGCCCGTCGCTTTCGTCATCAGTTCGGCTTGCCGGTACATCGAGCGGATCGCTTTCATATCCGCCCATGCCGGCGTCGCCGTCCATTCCCGCCGCCTGCGCCGCTTGCCACCCAAAGTGCCACCATGAATCACAGGGGCGCGTCGCTTCTGAACAATAAAGAGCGGGCCAACGTGGTAGCCCGTCGTGAGGGCAAGCGTAAGTTGCCCGTTCAGTTCCATCGGCATTGAACCAGCAGCCGAACGAGCCGCGTCGGTGAGGCGGCGTAGATGCGCTGTAGTTGCTTGCGCGCAGTTCGCCGTAGACACGGCCAGCGCAGTTGCATGTGTGGGCATTGCGATCCTTTGCTCTGTTCGGGATGACACGGAACCGCGTGCCGCCGCAGCCTTTGCACTTGCGCGGCACCTTGTAGTCGTCGGGGTGCTTTGTGAAGACGTAGCGCAGCTTGCATTTCTCGCGGCTACAACGAACGTTCCAGCGCGCCATGCTCAGTGAATGATGAACAGCGCGAGCAGCGCCACGAGCATGCCGGTTATCGCGCCGCTGGCTGCGGTCAGCAGATTGGGATCGGCCGAGAGCCACACGAACAGCAGGCACGAGCCGGTCGGCGAAAGCCACATAATCACAAGCCAGAACCACAACATGATCAATCCCCCAATTAGTACAACTAAACCGGCATGCTCTAGCTTTCGCGCTAATGATTTAAGCGCACCGCGTTTACGCACCCCAGCGCCGTGAGTCGTTCGTTCGCGGGCGGCACAGGTTAGCGAGCTAGAGCTTTGTGCCACGCTGCCGGGCGTAGCTTGGAGATGTGCGCCCCACTCTTACGGATGGCGACTGGCCGTTGAACTTCAGTGTTTAAACGGTCATTTACCGTCACCGGTCGCCATCATTAAGAGCCCCGCCCGAAGGCGGGACCGTGCTACTTACTGCGCCGCTTCGACGTCGATCTGCGAGCGGACCTGATCGAAGAACGCATCGGCCGCATGCTTCAGGCTGGCGGTCGGCGTGATGATCTGCGCGATCGCGAACAGCATGTCGGCTTCGAGCTGGTCGGCAACGATGTGCTTGCCCTTCGCATCGAGCGTGGCGCCGTTGCCCGGCGTCGGGCCGCCAGTCGGGTTGCCGGTGGCCGAGTCCGTGACGGGCGGCTGGATCGGGTTCAGCGTGGCCGGGTCAGAAACCCCAGCTTCGGAGCTTTGCGAGGCAACGGTGTCCGGCTTCGCATCCGCAGATGTCGACGGCGATGAGGCGGGTTCGGCTGGGGTAGTGGCCGACGCCGGCGCATCGGCTGCAACGTTTCCCGCTTCACCAGCGCCGAGCGCCGTATCGGGCGCATCCGCAATCCCGAAGGATGCACCCGTCGCTTCGTTCGTTGTCGCAGACTCCCCAGCGGAGTTTCCCGCCGCGGACGACGGGGTGACGTTTCCCGCTTCACCTTGCGCCGACGGTGCGGTGCCATCCGGCGTACTGGTCGACAAACTTGCGGGCGTCGTCGCTGCTGCGGGGTCGGTTTGGGTCGATGCCGTCGCCGAAGACGGGGTATCGGCCTGTGTGTCGGTCGTACCAGATGAAGCCTGTCCGGCAGGGGCCGATGCAGGCGTATCGGACTCCCCCGGTGCACTCACCGCGACGGGCGGCGCATCGGCGGTGATCGGGGTCGACGAGTCGACGATCGTGAAGTCGGCTTCGTTGGCGAAGTCGCGGGCCGGCGCTTCGAAGACGTCGCCCGTCAGGTTGTTTTTGATTCGTGCCATGGTGCTTGCTCCAAGTATTGCGAAAAGAGAACCGGCGCCGCGCGCCGGCAGTGGCGTTTAACCGATGTCGTCTTCGGTTTCCGGCGCTTCGATCTCGTCGAAGTCGTCGTCGCTGACCGGCGTGCCAGCGCTGAATGCGTCGCCATCCTTGACGAACTGGACGCCGCGCAGCGTGGCGCGGATGCCCTTGCCGAATTTGTTGTCTTGCGCCCACACTTCCACGGTGCCGTTCACGTAGCAGCCTGCGTACGGCTTGCCGTCCGACTCGGTGAGCGGTGCCTTGTCGTTGTCGACGATCAGCGGGCGTCCCTTGTCCTGGCCGCGCGAGGCCGACAGCACGAAGTTGCCTTCGTAGCCGTCGTATTCCTTGATATTGCCGTCATACCAGCAGCACTTCTGCGGGTTGCCTTCGAGCGTCTTGAGGATCGCGGCGGCCTTGGCCTTCCACGCTTCCGATGCGACGGCTTCGATCACCTTGCCCATCGTGGTTTTCTTCCACGACTTGTCGGCCTGCTGAAGCATCACCGGCTGGTCTTCGGGTTGCAGGAACGCTGCGCGATAGCTGAACGGGCCGGCGCCTTCGAACTGGACGGCGGTGAACAGATCCGGAAACGACAGGCGGCCATTCAAAAGTTTTACGATTGCCATGATGTTTAATCCTTGAAATAAGACGGGTATTGCCGACGGACGCGCGCGATTGCGTTTTCGATAGTCATTTCGCGCTGCAGCGGGTCTGCGATATTTTTCGCTTCGAACGCCGCCCGGGCGAGGTACATACGCGCGTCGGGCGGCAGTAACGCGCTGAGCACATTCGGCATGCTGAAACCGGGTCTTCCGTTCATTTATCCAGCTCCGCTATCAGGGCATCGGCCTGCGCTACTGCACCTTGCGCGAAGTCGGCGGGTTTAACGTCGGCGTCCGAAGACTTGATCAGCAGCGCGCTGAGCGTGGCAATCGCGATCCGGTCGCGGCGCGCCTTGCTGCGCAGCGCCGTGGCGCGGATATGCTCGTCACGCTGCTTCAACTTGCTCAGCGCCTGCAGCCGATTCATGCCGGTCGACACGAGCGCGTCGACGATTTCGCGATCGGTCAACATAGGTCGTCTCCCTCGTCGGCGGTCACCACTTCGAAGTCGTCAGCAGGTGGCGCGATCACCAGCGCCGGGCGCTTGTCGGATTCCGGCGCCACCGACGGCGAGCCGTCGCGCTGGGTGATCAGCGACTCGACCTTCTTCCAGCGGCGCGGCGATTCCTTGGCGAGCAGCTTGTCGGCCTGTGTCGGGCTGATCAGCTTGAAGTTGTACATCTGCTCCTGCTTGAGCCGCATCGACTTGAGCAGGGCTTCAGCTTCCTCGGTGCTCGACCACTGGCGCGCACCGCGTCGACCTTGTACGAGCTTGACGCCCGGCACCGCGTTGCCGTTCAGCAGTTCGTACTCGATGCGCCCGCGCACTGCCTTGGCCCACGAGTCGATCAGGTCGAGCGACGTGTAGATCGTGCCGAGATCATCGGCGGTGAGCATTTCGACGGCAGAGTCGATGCCAAACACCATGCCGTGCGCGATTTCTTCGAAGTCAGCGCCGATCGTTTCCTCGACGTGCTTCGCCAGTGCCGGGCATACAGCCTTCGCCTTGCAGAACCGGCACTGCTTTTCGCCGGGCACGAAGTCGCCCATAGAGAGCGGCACGAAGTCGACCGACTCGACGTAGAGCATTCCCTGCTCGGCTGCGGGCTTCGCGACCTCCTGTATCCATGCGGTCAACCCCAACGGCGTGATCTCCCACTCGCTCGGCTTCTCGCTGATACGCGGCTGGTGGATCACGATGCGCACGCTGGTGAAGTCGTAGAAGTCGGCGTGCTCGTTGCGCGCAGCTTCGGCGTAGATCATTCCCTGATAGTTTTCGACCGCGCTCACTTCAACGCCACGCCCATACTTCAGGTCGATTACGCATATCTCGGCGCGGGCATCCGGCCACACGGCGATCAGCACGCAGTCGCTGGTGCCCTTCGCGCCTTTCTCGCCGGTGATGTGCTCGATCGACAGACGTTGCTCGACGAACATCTCGACCGTGGCGCCGGTCAGCTTGTACGCTTCGATGCGCTCGCGGATGCCGTCGAGATACATCTGCACGTACTCGGCGCGCTCGTCGTCGACTTCGAACTCGCGCTCACCGACCTTGATGATGCGGCCCATGTAGGCGACCGCATCGGTGCCGGCGTCCAGACACCACTTCGCCAGTTCGTGGCTCGCGGTGCCGTCGTCGGCGAACTCGCTGCTGTCGTCGGGCTGGCCGAGTTGCGCGGCGGTGGATGCCTTGCAGTTCACCCAGGTATAGGCCGACGAGGGCGAGAACAGCGCGTGGGCGCGTTCTTCGGTGGCGGGTGTCATTCCGACACCATCGAAGCAGTTGCGTCGACCTTGCCCGACAGCACTTCCAGGCAGAGCACGAAGAAGTCGGCGTACTGCGATTCGTCGAGCCCCTTCTTGTTGTCCTTGGGCGTGACAGCCTGGACGCCGAAGCGACCGAGCACCGCCGTCGCCTGCTCGCGGCCGATCAGCGAGTTGATGCCGAGCACGGCCTTGCGCACGTTGTCGAGATCCGCCGTCGCGTCTTTCAGTTCAGCGAACTTCGCCGCCGTCTTTTCCGCCCAGGGCTGCATTTCGCCGGTCGGCTCGCTCGAAGATGACTCGCCAGTCGGTGCAGACTGTTCGCCAGATGCAGAGGGGGCAGTTTCCGCAGCCGGCGTCACATCCGTTGCCGTAGCGACCTTCTCCGACTTTTTTGCGTCGGCCGCCTTCTGCGCAGCAACCACCGCTTTAACCGCCGGCGACGAATGCGCCGCTGCGCTAGCTTGTGCGGTCTGCAGTGCGCCTGCCGCGGTAAGCGCGGCAATTAGTTCACGCAGCACAGCAGTGTTCTGCTCTACGGCGGTTTTTAGTTCTTCGACTTTGGGTTCAAGCATGGTTATCCCCTTCATAGTTGGGCGTGCGAGGTATTCCGCCGCGGCGTTCAGCAAGTTCGGCGAATCTTTAAAAATTCCTAAGCCCACGTTGCAGTGACGGCACAGCACTCCGCGTGGCTCGTTGGTTCGGTGATCGTGGTCCGCGTGCACTTCCCGTGTTTCCAGTTCGCTAAAAAGCGTTTTGCAAATTGCGCAGCGGTTGCGCTGAACCGCGAGTGCTAATGCGTATCCGTCTTCGCTAAAGCCCTTAAGACGCAGCGATCGCAACTTGTCGGCCTTTCGCACTTTTTCCGCGTTTTCTGCCTTCCACCGCTTACTGCTTTCCTTTATCTTTTCAAGGTTTCCTGCCCTCCATCGAGCGTGTTTCTCCCGCATCGTTTCGGGATCTGCGTGATACCGACGGGTCTTCTGCACCCTCACCTTGTCAATGTTTTCGGTGCGGTAAGCAGCGTGGTAATGCTTCGAACACATTCCCTTGCTGTAGCGAGCGCTTTCGCAGCCCTCAACCGAACAAGACATTTCAGCAGCCGGCGCGGACGTCAGCGACGCCCGGCGCGATCAGGTTCAAGGCGACTTCGCGGAGCAGATGCCCGATCAACGAACCGCGTTCCGTGCCGCCTAAGCGGACCAGTTCCAGCAGATCTTTCGCGAGCGTCGACATTTCCGTCTCCTGTCAGGCGTTGTTTGGTAACGCCGTACACGTAATGTAGTGCAACGCCGAACCTTTGTAAAGCGATACCGTACACAACAAGCGAAAAAATACCCGCACTCGGCGGGTATCGATCAGAAGCGGGAAGTTACGTCAGGTGCGGCCGTTCCAGTAGGCCTCGTGCGCGCGGCGGTGGCGGCCTTGCCACCAGACTACCGCGGCGCCAGTTGCGACCAGGGCGCCGAAGTTCAGCGCGACGCACAGCACGTACAGGATGAAGTCCATATTAGTGTTCCCTCCATTGTCCAGTGACCACACCGACAACCCTGCAGTCGGCGTCGTACGGAAGATACTTGTTAGGCCAGCTCGGGTTCAGCGCGTGAAGCAACACCGAGCCGTCATTTTCCACCAGGTACTGCTTGAACGTCGGCACCGACTCGCCGCGCCGCTGCACAACCACCAGCTTTTTGTGCGCCACTTCGCGCTGCGTGCTGACTGAGATCAGATCCCCGTCGCGGAAAGACAGATCCCCGCCAGGGTTATACATACTGTCGCCCACCACTCGCAAAACGAATTCTCCCGGGTACGGGCTCGTCACCCATTCCACGGAGTCTCCCAAGTCCTTTGCATTCAATTTTTCACCCCATTCTCCGGCCTGTGCCCAGGATATAACCGGCAACTTTCCGGCCGGTTGATCCGTGCCGGCTACGTTACGGTCGGTAATCGTATGCTTAATAGACGGGGGTGATTGAGTAATTACGACCGGTTTACCATCGCTATTTTCGAGTAGGTATTCGACAGTTGTGTCCAAGGCTTGAGCAAGCCTGACAAATTTATCGGCGTCAGGTCGCGTCGCTCCGCGCTCCCAATCGGACACCGACGAGCGGGAGATGCCGAACACGTCGCCCAGCTGCTGGCCTGACATGCCCTTGGCCTTCCGCTTTTCGCGGATACGATCGCCCAGGCTCATTGTTTCATCCCCGATACATTTTGTTGACTGTACGGTTTCTCCTGACTAGAATGTCGGGAAACGCCTAACATTTGTAGGGGGCTCGTAGTGTCCATGATTAAAGACGCAGTAGATAAGGCGGGGAAAGCGGGGGCGGTTTCACGTGCATTGGGCATCTCGCGCATCTCCGTTTACGAATGGATTGAAAAGGACCGCCTCCCGCCCGACCGTGTGCTCGCGCTTGCCGAGCTGACCAGCTGGGAATTCACTCCCCACATGCTGGCCCCTGAACGGTACCCAAATCCGACTGACGGCTTACCCGTAACTGTGTAAGGTCAAGCCTAACACGGACCGAACAGTAGCGGAAAAATAAGGGCGCTAGGGAATTCCCCTATGCGCCGTGGGGTTATTCGTCTTAAGAAAAGGGGATCTTTTCCCATGAAAGCGATCGAGACAAAGTACAAGGGCTGCCGGTTCCGGTCGCGCCTTGAGGCGCGGTGGGCGGTGTTCTTCGATGTGCTTGGCGTGGCATGGGAATACGAGCCCGAAGGCTTTGAACTGGGCGGCGGTGTGCGTTATCTGCCTGACTTCGCGTTGCGGTGTGGTGGCAAAGACGTCACTGACGCCATCGAGATTAAACCTTTCGCGCCCGCGTCGGCAGATCTTGCGAAGTTAGCGAGCGTGTGCCGCGGGCTGCGTTGCACGGGCGCCGTTTTGTACGGCGTGCCCGGCGAGCATGGGATCGTGCGCACCTTCCCGAAGATTGCGCCGCGGTTCGACGGTCTTGACCCAACCAACAGGCACATCGATTTTCAGGTGTGGGCATGGCGTGGCTATCCAGACGATCGCCGCGCCAATTTCGCTTTGACGTGTGAAGCTATCGCCGCGGCTCGTGGCGCGCGTTTCGAATTCGGTGAATCAGGGGCGCGTGCATGATCAATCAAGAATTGGTCGACGCGCTCGCGCCGATTGTTAGTCGTGTGCGCACGTCAACGTGCTGCGTCAAGAAACCAGGCATGGCGCCGGCGCGAATCAACCAGGCGCTGACAGCCGCCAAGTTGGCAAAGCATTGCGACGGCGGGCCCGCGTACGGCGTTTATCCGATGTTGCCCGGTGAGTCGACGACGCGTATCGCGCTGCTCGATCTGGATTCGCACAAGGGTGAAACGCCGTGGCCCGACATGCAGGCCGCGGCGCTCAACATCATGGCGGATCTCGAATCGTACGGAATGCGCCCGATCCCGTTTCGCTCGTCGGGCGGCGCCGGGCTGCATATCTATCTGCTGTGGGACACGCCGCAAGACGCGTACAGCGTGCGGCATCGCCTGCGCCACGTGCTCGCGCATTCCGGATTCAAGGATGGAACTGCAGGCGTCGCAGCCGGCGAGATTGAAGCGTTTCCGAAGCAGGATTCGGTCCCCGCCGACGGCTACGGCAACATGTTCGTGCTGCCGCTCGCCGGCAAGTCGGTGCCGCTTGAATCTTTCGAGCTTGACGACATGCCGAAAGACTTCGTCATCGGTATGGACTGGCCTGTATCTGACGACGTGCCGCTGGCCCCGCGCCCAGTGCGTGAAGTCGAGTCGGTCGGTACGCCGACGGGCATCACTCCGACGATACGCTCGGCGCTCGACGCGATTCTCAACAGTGGTGACGACGAACTCGATTACGACGGCTGGCGTACTGTGCTGTTCGCGATCAACTTCGAGACGGGCGGATCCGACGAAGGCCTCGCACTGGCCCATGAGTTCTCAGCGCGATCGAGTAAGTATGACGCGGACAAAGTAGAGCGCGACTGGAACTACGCCGGCCGCAGCGACGCGGCGCCAATCACTGGCCGTTCGATCCTGCATCTGGCGCGCGAGCTGCACAAGTGGCAAGAGCCCGTCGAGGATGACTTCGAAGTCGTTGAGAACGAGACCGCCAAGGGGGAAACCTGGCTCACAGGTTGGCATTTCCTGACCGCGCGCGATCGACTCGCGAAAGTCGGTGAGCCCGGCACGTTGAGCATCACCGGATTCAACACACGTTTCGCACGCATGATGGCGGCCGGCAAAAATGGTGGCAAGCCGGCTGCGTTCGAGACAGTGAAGAACGGGCCGGGCTTTCCGATCGCGGCAGATCTGGTCTACGCCGCTGGGCAGGAACCCGTGTTCGAGTTCAACGGCATGCGATATCTCAATGCCTACCGCGAATCCAGCACGCCGGCCCCGGCAGCCGACTACACCGACGGGGGACGTGCGGCCGTGGATCTGGTGCGTGCGCATATCCGGATGCTGACTGGTGACGACGAAACCGCGCACATGGTCGAGACGTGGATCGCGCTGAATGTGCGCGCGCCGGGCCAGTTGATGGGTGTGTCGCTGCTCGTGAAAGGCGTGCAGGGTGACGGTAAAACCATTCTGTTCCGCCAGCTGATGGCCACGGTTATGGGCGCCGAGAACGTGGGCGACGTCGCGAACGCGGAAGTGCGCAGCCAGTTTTCCGGTTGGGCGGTTGGGCGCGCGCTGCGTGTGGTGGAAGAACTCAAGGCGCCCGGCCACAACCGGCACGATGTGCTGAACAGCGTGAAGCCTTACATCACCAATCCGACGATCTCGGTGCACCGCAAAGGCCAGGATGGCTTCGACGCGCTGAACACCACGAACTACGTCTGTCTGACCAACTACGAAGACGCACTGCCGATCGACGACACCGATCGCCGCTGGTGGGTCATCTTCTCGCCGTTCACCAGCATCACCGATGTGGTCGCGCTAGTGGGTCCGGTCGAGCCGTACTTCGATCGGCTCACGACAGCGATCAGGGCGCACGGCACCGAACTGCGGAAGTACTTCATGGAATGCCCGCTGCATGCCCGCATCCGGCACAACATGCGCGCACCGGAAACTGCTGGCCGTGCTCGCATGATCCGCGCCGAGAACGACATGTCAGGCGGCGATTTCCTGGACGGTTATCTGCGCGATGGCGCCTACGGTATCAGTGGCGAAGTCGTCGCATCGGCCGAACTTACCCGGCAACTGCATTCCGACATGGGCGACGACCATCCGCGCACGAAACAGATCGCGGCGTTGCTGGCGTCGCGCGGCTTCAAACAATGCGACGGAACGCTCAAATGGGACGGTCGGAACCATCGCGTGTATGTGCACGACGCGCGACTTGTGACCGCGACCGGTAACGAACTAGGTCGGCAGCGTCTTCGCAAGATGTTGGACGAAACTGCAAAAAACAACGAACACGCAGAATTTGACGATTTGCGTATGTCTGGCACCGCCGACGACCTGATGTGATTTGTGACCTTGGGTCTTTTGTGACCTGATTTGTGACCTCGCCGAAAGCCTTATCCAGTATGTGTTTCGGTGTTTTAAGGTCACAAGTCACAAATCATTTTAATTAATACGTATACGCACACACGCATGCGCACACACGTGCATGTGCATGCATGGATTGAAATGATTTGTGACTTGTGACTTGTGACCTGATTCACAACATGAAAAAAGTTACGCGTTCGGGGTGGACCATGAAAAAGATAGTTGGTGTGAATGAAAAGGGTTTGCGCGTGGGTCAGGACCACCAGCGCGCAAAGCTGAGCGATGCCGCCGTCGAGATGATCCGCCGGCTGCACGAGGATGGATTGTCGTATCGCGTGATCGCTCAGAAGTTCGAGATTGCGAAATCCACAGTGCAGGACATCTGCACGTATCGGCGCCGGGCACAAACCGCTGTGAAGTGGCGCACGACAGGTTGAGCCGTACGCATACGCAATAAGCCGCGCGCGACGATTCGCGCATGGCACAGGAAAGCACCTACACCCCCGAACTGGCTGAAGAAATTTGCGAGCGCATCGCGAATGGCGAGACTTTGCGTGATATTTGCCGCAGTCCGCACATGCCGTCTTACCGCTCCGTCTACCGTTGGCGTGAAGCGAATCCCGAATTTGCGTCACGCATCGCGCACGCACGAGATTGCGGCTTCGATGTCATCGCCGAAGAGACGATCGCAATCGCCGACGACGCGACGAACGACACGATCGAAACCGAGCACGGCGAGAAGCCGAACAGCGAATGGATCGCCCGGTCCCGGCTGCGCGTTGATACGCGCCTCAAGCTGCTTGCGAAGTGGTCGCCGCGGTATAGCGAGCGCATCGACGTGACCACGGGCGGCCAGTCACTGAACCTCACAGCCGAAGAACGCGCCGCCAAGCTGGCGTCGATTGCCGAACAGGCAGCACGGCGCAAGGCCGAACAGGAAGACGGCGAAGACCTGCTATGAACGCCGCAGAACTCGAAGCGCTGCGTCCGTACATGACGCCGGAAGAACGCGCCGAAGTCGACATGCTGCTGGCGACATATACGCCGCCCATCTGGAGCCCGCTGCGCGGCCCGCAATCGCTTGCATACGAATCGATCGCTGACGTCATTGGCTTCGGTGGCGCGGCCGGTGGTGGCAAGACTGACCTGGCCATTGGCAAGGCGCTCACGCAGCACCAGAAGTGCATTGTGGTCCGGAAGAACGGCACCGAGCACGTCGGCATGGTCGACCGTATGGGAGAACTGCTCGGCACGCGCGATGGCTGGTCGAGCAAGGATGCGATCTGGCGCCTGCCCGATGTGCAGGTCGAATTCGGCTCAGTGCCGAACATGGGCGACGAGCAGAAGTACCGCGGGCGCCCCCACGACCTGATCATCTACGACGAAGCCGCCGAGATCCCTGAGTTCCAGATCCGGTTCCTGATGGCATGGAACCGCACCACGGACCCGAAACAGAAGTGCCAGACGCTGCTCACGTTCAACCCGCCTTCGTCCGCGGAAGGCCGCTGGCTGATCGAGTTCTTCGCGCCGTGGCTCGATCGCAAGTACCCCGGCAAGCGCGCGGCGCCCGGCGAGTTGCGGTGGTTTGCCACGGTCGACGGGCACGACATCGAAGTCGCAGACAGCACGCCATTCGAGCACGGCGGCGAACTCGTCATTCCGCGCTCGCGCACGTTCATTCCCTCACGCGTGACCGATAACCCACACCTGGTGGGCACGAACTACGTGTCGCAGCTGCAGGCACTCCCTGAGCCGTTGCGCTCGCAAATGCTGTACGGCTCATTCGAGGCAGGCATGGAAGACGACGCAATGCAGCTGATCCCCACCGAGTGGGTCGATATCGCAATGGCGCGCTGGGCCGAGAAGCAGGCCAAGCCGCCAATGGATTCGATCGGCGTGGACGTTGCACGCGGTGGGCGCGACAACACGGTGATCGCGCGCCGGCACGGCATGTGGTTCGACGCGCCGATCGTCAAGCCGGGCAGCGCAACACCGGACGGCCCGACGGTTGCCGCCTACACGATCGCCGAGCTGCGCGACAACGCACCGATCCACATTGACGTGATCGGCGTGGGCTCGTCGCCGTACGACTTCCTGAACCAGATGAACATTCAGGTGTACGGCGTGAACGTGTCCGAAGCCGCACGCGGCGTCGACAAGTCGGGGCGGCTCCGGTTCTTCAACCTGAGAACTGAACTGTGGTGGCGCATGCGCGAGGCGCTGGACCCGCTTGCGAACAATGGCATAGCACTACCCCCGGACAAGCGTCTCGCGGCCGATCTGTGCGCCCCAAAATGGCGCGTGCAGGGCAAGACCGTACAGGTCGAGTCCCGCGACGACATCGAGAAACGCATCAAGCGATCTCCTGACTGGGCATCCGCTTACGTGCTCGCGCTGATCGACACACCGAAGATCGCCGACATGCAGCGTACGCATACCGGATCGCGCGACGAATACGATCCGTACGCATATTCGATGCCTCGCAACCGTGGCGAGCACAACCCCTACGCGTAACGATCCATGACCGACATCCGCGAATGCACGTTCGATGAACTCGCCAGTGCGGCGGGCTTCGACGCGCTGTGCGCGGAATACGCCGCCGAGTCGGGCCGCATGGCCGAGTTCGGTGCGCCGCAGGTCGACGCGAACGCGTACCGCGCAATGGAAGCCGCGGGCGTCGGGCAGTGCATTGGTGTCTGGCGCGGCGATGAACTCGCCGGCTTCGGCGTGGTGACGATCTCGGTGCTGCCGCATTACACGAAGCTGATCGGCTGTCTGATCTCGTTCTTCGTGACGGCGAACGCACGTATGGGAAGCGCAGGAACGCGGCTTCGGCAAGCTGCCGAGCGCATCGCCCAGGAGCGCGGCGCCGTCGGCCTGATGATCAGTGCGCCGTGCGATAGCCGGCTCGACGTGATCCTGCCGCGCAACGGGTACCGCGAGACGAACCGCCTGTACTTCAAGGGGTTCGATCAATGAACGCGCTAACCAAGGTTTCGCCCGCGCTCGTCGAGCCCGATCCGCAGACGCTTGTCGCGCTGCGCAATCTCGATGCCGCGATGCTCGCACAGCCACAGGCCGAGATCCGCATCGATCACCTGATCCACGGCGGCATGTACGCGAGAACCGCGCACGTGCCCGCCGACAAGCTGGTGTCGGGCGTGGTGCTGAGCCGCGCCACCGTGCTGATTCTGGCCGGCGACGTGACGGTATTCACGGGCACCCAATCGGTACGGCTCACAGGCTTTCACGTGTTGCCGGGCAGCGCCGGGCGCAAGCAGCTATTTCTCACGCATGCCGCAACGCACATGACGATGGTCCTGCCGAGCACCGCGCAATCAGTTACCGAAGCCGAACACGACTTTACCGACGAACCGGAACTGCTTATGTGGACACCCGGCTGCGTCACGATCACAGGGGAAAGAGCATGAGCGGAGTCATTTCGGCAATCGGCGTGGGCATTGCCGCCGCATCAGCAGTCGCAGCGCACGTGGCGTCGAACAAGCAGGCCGCCGATGCGCGCGGCCTGGCAGGCGATGCCGCTGCGGCCACGAAAGCCGCGGGCACCGCACAGAACGGCACCGCAGCCGACACGTCGGGCGTGACCGGCGCCAACGCGCCCGCTGCGGCCGGCGTGAACAGCGGCCCCTCGTCCACGCTGCTGACGGGTTCCAGCGGCGTTGCCAATTCCGCGCTGACCCTGGGCGGTGGCAGCGGGCTCGGCTCGAATACGCTGCTGGGCAGCTGATGGCAACGCTTCTCACGAACGACCAGACCGCGCAACCGGACGCGAACGCCACGAAACCGAGTCAGTCGGGTGGCAACGCGAAGCCGGTCAAGACGCGCAAGGAACTGCTTCTTCAGCGCTGGTATGCGCTGAAGAACGAGCGGTCGTCGTGGATCCGTGAATACAAGGACATCAGCAATGTCCTGCTGCCGCGCGCCGGCCGCTTCTTCGTGGAAGACCGCAACCGCGGCAACCGGCGCAACCAGAACATCTTCGACAGCACGGCGACCAAATCGCTGCGCGTGCTGGGCGCCGGGCTCATGGCCGGTGCGACATCGCCCGCACGCCCGTGGATCGCGCTCAAGACGCCATACGACGATCTGAACAAGAAACAACCGGTCAAGAAGTGGTGCGCCGACGTCACGAAGCTGATCCTCGACATCTTCAACCGCTCGAACGTCTACCGTTCGCTGCACTCGATGTACGAGGAAATCGGCGCGTTCGGGACCGCGGTGTCGATCATCATGACCGATTACCAGGACGTGATCCGCATGTACCCGCTGACGGCCGGCGAGTACTGCATCTCGACCAGTGATCGCGGCGAAGTCGACACGCTCTATCGTGAATTCCAGAAGACTGTCGCCCAGCTCGTGAAGCAGTTCGGCTACGAGAACGTGAGCGACAACTGCCGGTCGATGTACGACACCGGCAATCTGGACGTGTGGCGCACGGTGATCCACTGCATCGAGCCGAACGAAGACCGCGACCCGTCGAAGTCCGACGCACGCAATATGGCGTGGACGTCGACCTATCTGGAAATCGGCGGCTCGTCGGACTCGCAGCAGACATCGAACATGGGCACGACGGGCGGCGATAACGCGCTGCTATCAGTGTCGGGCTTCAAGAAATTCCGCGTCGTGGCGCCGCGCTGGTCGACGTACGGCGGCGACATCTACGGCAACGGGCCGGCGATGGACGCGCTTGGGGATATCCGCCAGTTGCAGCACGAGCAACTGCGCAAGGGACAGGCAATCGACTACATGACGAAGCCGCCACTTCAGGTGCCGACTTCGCTCAAGAACCACGACATCGACACGCTGCCGGGCGGCATCTCGTACGCCGATTCGGTCAGCCAGAACAGCGGTATCCGCTCGATCTTCGACGTCCAGCTTCCGCTGCAGTATCTGCTGGCCGACATCGAAGACGTGCGCGCACGCATCAAGAGCGCGTTTTACGAGGATCTGTTCCTCATGCTCGCGAACAACACGAACGCGAACATGACGGCGACGGAAGTCGCGGAACTGCACGAAGAAAAGATGCTGATGCTCGGCCCGGTGATCGAGCGCCTGCACGACGAACTGCTCAAGCCGCTCGTCGACGCGGCGTTCGACATCGTTGTCGAAGCGGGTCTGCTGCCTCCGCCACCGCCCGAATTGGGCGGCGTTGCGCTGCAGGTTGAGTTCGTCTCGATCCTCGCGCAGGCACAGAAGCAGATCGGCACGAACTCGATCGACAAGCTGACCGTTGCGCTCGGCTCGGTGGCGATGATGCAGATCAATGCCCAGCAGGCGCCGACCGTGCTCGACAACTTCGACCCCGATGGCTGGTACGAGCAATACAGCGACGCGCTCGGCACCGATCCGGCTCTCGACATCGATCCCGATCAGCGCGACGCGACGCGCGCCGCCCGCGCCAAGGCCGCACAGCAGGCGCAGCAGCAGGCCGCGATGCAGCAGGCCGCAGAGACGGCGAAGACGGCCGCCGCCGCACCGACGCAGGGCGGCGCAAGCAATGTGCTGTCCGACACCATGAGCAACCTCACCGGATACACGGGCGGCCCGCAATGATCATCGCACTGCTTGTCGTCTCACACATCGCGGCCTTTGTGCTCGGCGGCTACGCCACGCTCAAGTGGCTCGGCCGCGTCTTCAGTTAAGGGCTCGCCATGATCTCGATGAAACTCACCGCGGCCGAAGCCAAGTCGGAAACGATGCTCGGCGACTCGGACGATGACCAGCCCGCATATCCGTACGGGCTGTCGATCTGCCTGTGCGACGACGAACTGGCGAAGCTCGGCATCACTGAGTTGCCGCCCGTCGGCACGGTCATGCAACTCACCGCGCTCGTCGAAGTGTGTTCGATCTCGCAGTACGAGAACCAGGACGGCGCGGACAAGAGCATGAATCTGCAGATCACCGACATGGAACTCGCGAACGGGAACAGCGAGCCGAAGTCGATCGCCAATCGCATCTACGGCGAATAACCGTACGCATACCCGAAACACGCGCCCTTATTCTCCGCACTCATGAGCAGCGACTTCAACCCGACCGATCTTGCAGCACTGGACGAACAGCGCGCCGCAGCGAAAGAGCAAACGCGCTTCGAA